TGTGTGGGTTCATTCCAACACCTATTCAGGTGACGCAAGCAACGTTGATTCAGGCAAGTCGAATCTTTAAGCGTTTAGATTCTCCGCTTGGTGTTGCCGGTTTCGGTGACATGGGAGCCATTCGCGTTGGCAAAGTTGACCCTGATGTTGCCATGCTGATCAGACCGTTCAAAAAGATTGCAATCAGCTAGTGGCAGCGATCAGCGAACTGCGGGCAGGTATAGCCACTAACCTCGCAACAATCACGGGGCTACGCACAGCAGCCACTGTCCCTGACCAAATCAATCCACCTGTTGCAGTAGTCATGCCTGATTCAATCAACTATGACACTGCCTTTGCTCGCAGTGGTGGTGACGAATACGACTTCACGGTGATTGTGATTGTCGGTCGCGTTGATGAACGCTCAGCGCAAAACACTCTTGATGCCTACTGCTCCGGTGTTGGTAGCAAAAGCATCAAGGCAGCGATTGAATCAAACAGAACTCTCGGCGGCAAGGCTTTTGACTGTCGAGTGACTGCCCTGCGCAGTTACACCCAAATCAGCATTGCTGATGTCACCTACCTTTCGGCTGACTTTGCCGTGAAGGTTTACGCATAAGGAGAGCCAAAACATGGCAAAATTCGTAGTTCAAGATCCCGTGGTGGTTTTCGCTGGCGGAACCATTTCGGCAAACGTTGCTCAGGCAACAATCGCGCTGGAAGCAGATGACGTTGAAGTGACAAGCTTCGGCAGCACTGGTGGCTGGCGTGAGCGCATCGGTGGCTTGAAGGCTGGAACGTTCAGCATGGAGTTGCATCAGGACTTCGGTGCTGGCTCTATTGACTCCACCTTCTTCACCAACCTTGGTGGAACTGTTGCAGTGAGTGTTGTTCCAGGCGGAACCGCAGCCATTGGAACGGCCAACCCGTCCTATTCGTTCTCAGTTTTGGTGACCGAATATAGCCCAATGGATTCAGCCGTTGGCGACCTCAGCACATTTTCTGTGTCACTGCCCATCACTGGCGCAGTCACACGCGGAACCGCTGCCTAATCCCATTTCCTAACAACTACCCGCAAGGAGTACCCGCATGAGATTCAACATGACAGTTATTTACCAAGATGGAAACAGTGACAAGGTTGTTGCTGCCGCGCCTGACTTCGTTGCTTTCGAGCGTACGTTTGACAGGTCGGTGGCACGCTTTGAGACTGAAATCAAATTCACTGACATTTGCTGGCTTGCTTGGCACAAACTAAACAAGCAGGGCAAGGCTAGTGACTTAGATACTTGGTTGGAAACAATCGAGTCAGTCTCTATTGACGAATCCGAGGACTTTGTCCCTTTGGAGAGTCCAGCGCCCACTTCCTGATTGCTCATCTTGCGTTTGAGTATCACATTGCGCCAGCGCAGTTGCTTGCCGAGAGTCCACGAATGCTGTGGACGCTTGAGCGGTATCTGCGCTGGCGGACTGTGCAGGAACGTAAAGCGCAGAAAGGTTGAGCATGAAGGTTGAAGTTCGTGGTGCTGCTGCAAAAATAGACGCCATTTTCCGTTTTGATAAAGATGTGTGGGCTGGGATTCAAAAAGGTGTCAAAGCAGCTGGCGAGTCTGTCGCTGCCGATGCGCGCAACAGGATTCCAGCAACGGCCTTGTATTCACGGAACAGCCCTGGTTGGGGTAATTGGATTGCTTCCCGCGATGGTCGAAATTTAGGGTTTGATCAGCAGAAGATTCGTGCAGGCATCAAGCCGCGTTTTCAATCAAAAATGAAAAACGGTGTTCGAGTTGTGAAGGCTCGCGCCGACATGACGACACCTGCTGGTGCTATTTATTCGCTGGCGGGATCAAAGAACCGGTCAGGCAAACACTTCAGCGATGAGGTCAACACGCAGCATGGTGAAAATGTCTGGCCTCGTGCATTGACACCGGCTTACTACGCCAAAGGCCCACAGGCATCCAAAGACCAGCGGAAGTAATAAAGAACATGGCGTCAGCGGCTTCCTGGGCACTCTGGCCGTACTGACCAGCCATTTTCACGATGTCGCCACGCATCCCGTTGACTTCTTCAC